GGCAGCGGGCCACCTACTAAATACGGATTAAAACCCTGAAAATCATATGCAAATTGATTGCTGTTAACAGGGCCCGAATAAGCCATAGGATCGTAAGCAGCTGCCGTTGTTACGGGAGGCTCACCAGTAAACCCCGGTGGAGTTGTTTGCACCGGTTGCATTATATCATCGTCATAACCATAATCTACTCCTGCGCTACCCCCACCATCGGCTGGCGAGCCGTGAAGCATGAGCTGTCGTTGATCTTCGTTAGCCTGTTGCTGTCGTGCCCTTACGTCCGCCATATACGCATCAACTTGCGCTTGTGTCATGGATTGACCGCCTTCACCAAACATTTGCTCCCTCGGCGTGTACTCCATACCTAAAGCCGCACCCAACATACCACCGCCAGCTACCGCGCCAGCAATGCCCGTCGGAGCTCGGCCAGAACCAAACGGTGTGGCGCCCACGGCATTCGACGCACGGCCAATGCCGTATTTAAAAACACCACTTTCCGCTCCCGCTTTAGCTTCCAACGCAGAAACATAGCCATCTCCGTCGGTATCCGCTTGTACGCCGCCAGAAGAGCCGAAAACTGCGCCAGAAATCCCTTTGCCGCCACCGTCCTGCATATCAATATCTGGCGGTATCCACACGCCCTGATTATTATAATACCCGTATCCCAGAAAGTTGGGCTTGTTCTTGCCGCCATCTAACGGCGGAACCTTCGTAACAAGCTTGTTTGTAGAACCGCTGGCCGAAGTGTCGGCGTTTGAAGTGGAAGTGTTTGCAGAATACTGCCCCGCAACGTTTGGATTCTTATTCTTTGTGTCAGCAACAGCTTTCTTTTTCTTGTTTGAAGCTTTCTGCATCCTATCGTCATAAACCTTGTCCGCAAAAGCAACCTTCTGAACCTTGCCGCCAATGTTTACAGCCTGACCATGATAACCCGCCTTCGCCGCCGCCGCCAGATTCTTAAACGAAGGAGGATCTTTCTTGTTGGCCGCCGTGTTATCCCGCGCCTTAACGTCAGCAGGACGACTGTCATTGTCGTCACTCGATGAACTGCCGCCAGAGGAGCCCCCATCCGCAGAACCACCATACGCGACCAACGGCCTCAATACATCTAAACCAATTAAATTAAGCAGCGTTTTCATGCCATGCTCCTTTGTTAGGGAACGATCCGTCCCTCTTGCCTCTGTGCGCCCGGACATCAATTACGTCAGGATATTGTGTGTAAAACTGCCTGCGCATCTCCTTGCACATCATCAATACATGATTTTTGCTGTAAGGTGCAATCATATCTACAAAAACTAATATGTCGCCCTCCCTCCGCGCAAATATCTCCGCACCACTATATTCTCGACTCTGAAACTCTTCTTCCGTCATAAATGCCCACGTAATAAAACCAATGCACTTTCCATCAATATAAAATAAACGAATATTCTCATTATCTATAGCTGGCAATAAACGCCAAGAAATCGTAGCAGAAGGAAAACTACTGTACGGCTCAACCGTAGCCCACAAACTTAAAGCATCACGAAGCACATTAGACATACACACACCCTACATTAAACCCAAAAGAAAATACAGATGCAATTTAACCGTAGTATATTCGCCGCTCAACGTAATTATTACCCTCTTCCCAATCGTCCGTGGGCAGCTGTACAAAATTACCCTGCCGATAACGCATCAACGCCTGCGTCGTGCTATCAACATAATCGTCATACTCCCCATTCGGAAACGCCGCACACTCCTCAATTAACTCATGCGCCCACTGCTCATCTGGCGCCCAAACCATCCCCGCCTCAAATAATGGCGCTATACTATGTGCCCGACTCACCTTGTCATTCCCACGACTCGGCGTAAAATTCACAACAGGTATGCCCATGTTCCGCAGCTCGTGCGTCAACGGCGTGCCCGTCGCCTTCGCCTCAATAATCACGGTCTCTGGATCCCAAAACTGAAACTGCTCCCACGCCTCGCGCTTGAGCTCAGGAAAATCCCACCGACCCTTCTTCGCATCCAAAAGTATTAAAGACGGCGCCCCTTCACTCTTAGGATAAAATACACCCCACGTCGTTATAGCGGAGTAATCCGCAGTCTCCTTCTTGGAAAATGCCGTGTCATAACTCTGTATCACATACTCTAACTCAGGGATCTCATCGTCTTCCCACACGTTCCACCACTCACGGCGCAAAATACTGTTATCGTCGCCCGTGGGATCCTGTTGGTACTGCGCGTTCCATTTGCTCGGCGGAATAGACGCCTTCACACGCTCAAGGTCATCTAAAGGCCAATACTCTGGCCAACACGATTTGCCGCTCGGCATAATAGCAGGAAGCTCAACAACCTCCCATTGATCCGCCTTTTCGTCCCTAGACTGCGATCGAATAAGCTGCCCCGTTAAATCCTTTTCATGCCACCTCGTCATAACAACAACAATCGCGCCTCCCGGCTGTAAACGCTGGCGCGGTCCGCCAGTGTACCAGTCCCACGCGTCGTCAAAACCATTGTTCGACATTAACGTCTGCTCCGAGTGCGGGTCATCAATAATTACCAGATCACCACCCCGTCCCGCTAAGTTCGAGCCCACACCAACAGCATAGTACATGCCGCCGCGATCCGTGTCGAAACGCCCAGAAGCTTTTGAGTCTGCCGCTAATCGCGTGTCAAAAAGTTCCTTGTAATCGTCTCTGTCCAAAAGGTTCTTAACTTTCCTACCAAAGCCCACCGCGAGCTCGGTTGTGTGTGTCGCCTGAATGATCTTCATGTTTGGATTGCGGCCCATCATCCACGCGGGAAACAAAAAGGATGCAAATTCTGATTTGGTGTGTCTCGGAGGCATGTTGACGATTAATCTCTTCAATTCCCCAGATGCAATCCTCTGCAATTTTTCTGCGATTATCTTATGGTGGTTTCCTGCGATGAATTCTGGCCAAATAAGTTTTACAAAAGTAAGGAAATCTTCGTACGACCGCTCCTTTTTTTCGATCTGCGCTAACCGATATTGAAGTTTCAGTAATCTTTCGCTGGCATTTTCTGAAGTTATAGTCGGCATCGAGGCTCCTGAAACGCATCACCGTATAAGATTCTATAAGATGATATGTTTTAAATTTTTAAAAATTTTTATACCCAAACTTTTACCAGCAAAACTGAAACATGCAAACCTTTTTACGTTTTACGATGTTTCACGTGAAACATTTTATAACCAATTGAAAATATTCATATATTTTTATTTTTGTATTGTTAGTGACGAATAGGCATTTTATGCGCGCGTGTTGGGGGGGTGGGGTAAATTTTTTTTGTTGCTTAAATCGTTGTTTTTGCTGCATTTTTTAGCCTCAATTGGATCTGGGGCCCCTAGTCGCGGCGCGCGGATCATGGCCAGCCGGCAGCGAAAAGTGAGGCAGCTGCCGGCCGATGTTGCGCATTTTCCCTAGTAAAACGGCCAGCTGGATCTGGCGCCAATCCCCAGCGAACACGGCACGCGGCGCGCGGATCTGGGGTGTTAGATGTATGTCAAAAGATGCCAGCCCTACAAACAAACACGGGAATTAAAACACACAGTCGGCCGGCAGCTGCCGGCGTTCGCGCTGCCAGCCCATAAGTTTTAGGATAACTGGGGACGGCGCGCGGGGCGCTGTTTTACCGATTTTTAACAGGCATAAAAAAAATCCCCGCCAATTAAGGCGGGGATGCGTTTTGAAAGCTTGTAAGCGCGCTGGGTGCGCGAACTGGTGCAATTAACAGAGCTCAACTCTGTTTAGCGTCGCGCATCTATAGTGCGTACCTATTTGAACGCGAACGCGCTTATCTAAATAGTTCTGGATAAAATAACCTATCATTGAATTTTTGGGCGTTCTAAACGTCCAGCCCAAATTGGGCTCGTGCTCAATAATAACGAGCTCAAACTGGGGATTGCCGACGTGACTATTTTTTAAGCGCTTAACAAGTTTAAGGCGCCCAACATGTTCAGTAATATTTTTCATCAAACGCCCTCCGCGATTTCTTCCAGCTCACACCGTAAGCTATCAACAGCGGTAATATGTTCTTCAATATTATCTGCGATTTCTTCGCGTTCTTCGCCTTTAGTTGAATAGCGCAAGTTTTCTGGCATATTTTCGAGAGCTTCCTGCTCGGCTTCGTATACCTCTTCAAGTTTTGCATGCGCATCGTCCAGCTTTTCAATAACGTCTTTAATGATTTTTCTACGTTCCTTATTCATATTACCAGCCTCCCATTTCTTCACGGCGTTCATTCTGGGGTTTTACAACCGCCAAACAAGCAGCAATCGCAGCTGCTGGCGTTGTGGCGTTCTTATCGCTTAGTTGCTCTAAAATGTCGCCGTCTTCCCAGCATTCTATTAAATAGTCCCAGCCGTCATTATTGTAATTATTTAACGCGTGCTTTCTAACCGCGTCGATTAGATCTAATTCGCAAATATTTGTCATTTGATTACCTCACATAAAAAAGGGGCAGGATTGCCCCAGCCCCAGTTAAATAGTAAATTTCAGTAAATGTAAAGTTTTAGTGAAAACCTCAAAAATTATAGCGTTGATATTTTGGGGCAGCATGCGCGCGCGGAATGACTACCCGCAAATCCAATTCTTCAAATTCCATTTTTCGGGAATAGCGCCCAGCGTCATTATTTTCATTATATTCTTGACAAAATTCGCGCGCTTCCTGCTCGCAATCAAAAACTTGGTTTTTATAATAACTCTTAGGGCCTGCGCAGGGCTCTAAGCCGTTTGGATATTTGGGGTTATCGCGCCACCAATCGCGTTTAAAACAAATGTAAGCCATTTTTATTTATTCCCCTTTAATAAGGCATGGATAAGCTTAGCCTCTTTTTTGCTAATGGGTTTTTTGGATGTTGAAATTGCCTTTTCAACAGCGTCTTTATTATAGTCAGTCATTTAATTACCTCCTCCGTTTCTTCGATTTTAAAGGACACCGCAAGGAAACCATATTCGTCGGCGGTAGTTTCCCACTTGTGAGTTGGGCATGTATTCAACCATTCAAAGAATTCTTCTCGTGTCATTAGTTACCTCACATAAAAAAGGGGCAGGATTGCCCCAGCCCCAGTTAAATAGTAAATTTCAGTAAATGTAAAGCTTATCCCGTTTTTGCTTCGCTGGTTTGTTTTGAGCTCTTCTCAATAAAACACTTTAAAGCTTTTTCATAAGTCTCAAAATAATTACCCCAATTCCAATTTGTTTTTGCGTCTTTATTCCAATGAGCAACGACGTAGGGGTGCAAATCATTATCATTGCGACGAACTAAAATAGCATAATCCCCGCCAAGCCTACCATGATATGGCGCTTTAGCTAAAACGGGAAATGAATTAAGCTTTTCGGGAACCAATCCGCTGGGTGGGGTTTGATCGCTTCCCGCTTTATCAAACAAACTTATTGCTAAATTCCAACCCATTGCCGCAAAAAGCGTTGCAACCGTTCTTTCCCCGCCGCCGTGCTCTTCAATTTTAGCGTGCAATTCTTCCCAATCTTCTGGGGTGTGAAAAAAATTTAATCGTTCAAACATTTTGTGAAACCTTCCATATTCAAAATAATATTAGCCATAAATGGGAAATAGTTTTCTAAAACCCGTTCTATAAGTTGATCGCTGGGGTTTTTGTCTATTGAGCCCAAGCGCTCAGCCAGTTCTATTATATCCCCGTTATAAACGGGAATAGGCAGCGCGATGCCTGCCAGCCAATCAATTAAAGCTGGTCTAATCCCCATTTGCTCAATATCTGATTTTTTCTCGCGTTTAAAACGTTTGGCCAGATATCTGATTTTTTCATCTTTAGACGGCTTTACGTGTATTAGTTTGCCGTCATAATCAAAATCTAAATTTTCCAGAATAAACGCCTCATAACGCGGCTTATATTTAGTGTGATGTACTTTCATTTTATGACGCCTCGCGAAATGGGGTTATGACCGCGCTGGATGCAATCGACTGCATTGTATGAAAAGCTATTCCAGATCCCATGTCCTCTATAGTACGTTTTGGCATAACCAACGCGAAGCAATTATATTCTGAGCCGAAATTTACAATTGCAGGATTTAAACCAAACTTTTTAATAAAAACTTTCGCAGGACTTATTCCAAGCAATTTAGCCATTTTACCAAAGTCCCCAACATAAGTAGGGTCTAATTGTATTTCAAAAGGCTTGCCGTTTAATTTTTGATAACATTCTGGCTGGCTATCAATTTGTGGAATTATGCGAGTAGTATCTGGAAAAGTTGCATCAATATACTGACACTGCACGCCGTTGATTATGGCATGCTCTTTTTCAAAGTTAATTTCAATATCCCCAGAATTAACTTTTATGCCTGTTAAAGCTTTTTTTAAGTCTTTTAAATCGACTATTAAATCCAATTTATTTGAGGGAAAAGCGGATTGTGAAAAATCCAATTCATCTTTAAAATAAAAAGCGCGATGCCCGTCTGTTGATACTAAGCGCACCCAATCCCGCGTAATAATAAAATGAACGCCGTTTAAATAATAGCGAGTTCCCTCAGTTGATGCGCATATCATTGCGGCTTTAAGGTATTTTGGATTAATAGTTATTTTTGCATTAGTCATTTTGACCTCCATAAATTAATTATGTAAAAATCAGTAAACTATGCAGGTTTTTTTGTCAAATAAAAAAACGGGGCTTATTTGCCCCGCTTGTCATTATCATGGCGATCCCAACCTAATCGCTCATAAACTTGTTTCAATTCTTCATCTATATCTGTTTCACCTCTATCCAACCATTTAGCGAAATAGTCTAATAGCCAAATCATTGCGGCGCCTCTTTTTGTTTTGTTATTGCGTCAAAAAGATTTCCCCAATTATCCCGACTATTCTGTTTATACTTTGGTTTTGTCTTCAAACCATTTTGACATACCTCAATAGCCTGCGATGCATGGTAAAGACACATTTCATATCCAGCTGTTTTATTTTCTGGAGCTCGCTTTACCAATATCCAACTTGAACCGTTTTGATTGCGGCTATGAAAAGATACTTGATGAGGTCTCAGCTTTACCGCGTTATGCTCAGAATATTTCAATTCCAACAAGTGAAACTGCCCGTCCGCGTTTATGAAAACGTCAGGAAAACCAAGCCCCGCCCAGTTTTCAATTCTCTCCATTTTCCAAGACTTCCGAAGCATCCTCACTTTTTTCCGAAACTGTCCCCAAAACGCGCTCTCTGGCTTTGTCGCGGTTTTTGTCGCTTTTTTCGACGGGAGTGATGTCAATAGTGACTGGGTCATAGGTTTGCTTTAGCTCTTTAATAGCGTTTAACACTTCTTCTTTAGACATGCTATCAATAGTTCCATGTCGTATTTCAGATTTATTAACGTAAATATCCCCTTGCGCTTGCCCTCGACGGTATTCGGCTTGGACGGCAGCACTAAACGCGCCGTTATCTAATGCAGCATCGCGGATCGTTTGTAAGTCTTTCAGGTGCCGTTTATATTCGACGCCATACTTTTGATCCAGCTCCGCCCTGTATTGCTTAATCGCTTTAACAACGTTGGGTTTAATTGCAGGGTTAGTTAGTTCGTGGGCTCGCACGTGCGCAGACTTAGCAGGATATCCCGCGTTAGTCGCTGCATCTCTCATGGTTATCTGGCCATCTTTAGACACAAGCTCTTTAACAAAAAGCTCCT